GCCTCAAGTTTCCCATCACTCTGCTTCTTCGCTTTCTCCGCACGCGCACGCCTCTCGGCAAATGTGCTGCGGATTCCAGGTCCTTCGAGAATCACATTCTCGAGATGCGCAAACGCAGTGAGCGTTACGCTGGATGTACCTGTTTGTCCATTGACGTACAAAGGTGTAAAGACATCAATGGTGACATGGCCCATGCCACTGTAGTAGTTGGGCAAGTCGGCTCCACCATGCGCAAGGTAGCGCATATTCCAGAAGTTGCAGGGTTGCGCCCAAGGTATTTTGATCTTGAGGGGCACACCCGTCTTCGCGGACATGATGAGTGGATGCAGACATGCTTTGGTGTATACAGAGGCAAAAGGGCCAACGTGTGATTTGTTTCCGTCCGTAGTCGTGGTCTGGAAGTGCGGCAATTTTGCTACCAAGAGGGTTCCCTCGTGGAAAGATGTGCCGTTGACAACCAATTCAACAACCACGTCGGCGTGCAGATACTGGAAGTTCTGCAGGCGTGAATCGATCTGCGGAAGATCAATCAGATGGCCGGGGAATGACAAAGTCATTATGTTCTGCCCGGCGGGCTGAGAGCTCGTCCAAGTAGCTTGGGCAATTTGTTGGCGTCGAGCCAAAATGGTGCCTAGCTGAGGATCTTCAAACACTTGTTGGGCCAGATTAACCGCTTCCGGTTTGTCGAAGCCCGCGCTCGCGGCTTGCTGGGTGAAGTTCATCGAAGTGATACTTTGCACCTCAGTAGTCTCGCTGAGAACAGCGGGTTTCTGATCTGGCTCCATCATTTGTGCGTGGGACCCTTCTTCGTGGATTGCAGTTCGAACACGTTCCCGCGCTCTCCCAAGTCCACCATCCTTGACAGTGTAACCAGCCCACATTGGTGCAGGTTGGGACACCATGAAGTCGCTTCCTCCCGCGATCCATACATTGTAGTAGATCTTTGCGTTGGGGTCGTTCGAAATCATGTTGTTAACAAGGGTGAGGACGATTTGTCCAGCAACGCCGTTCCAGGAGTTCGCCGCGAGGTTCTCAATGGTGTCGGGATCAATGACCCTCTCCCAATTCGACTCACGCAACCAAGGAATCTTAAACGTAATCACAGTGTCACCATGGATCTCAATGTTCTTTGTAATCGTCTCACCAGAGTTCGCATTTGCGATCGCTCCTGTGGAGGTTGGGTCTGTGATCAAGTTCAGACGGCCCATCGCAGTTGAGTACTGAGAGCCGTAGAACTGGATACAGTAATCAATCGAGCCTCTCCAGCGAGCAAAAAAACTAGCAAGATGGGCAATTGGTGTCATCCAGAACGTGAGCGTGGTACTGCCGCTGATCGGCACATACGTGGGGGTCACCGGGATGGTGAACAGACGAGTTCCAATGGTGGTAGAAGCATCGAAGTATCCCTGCGCTATGAGGCCAGGTAGCCTCTGATAGTTTGCGAAGAGATTGTAATCGAGCTCGTCACCGAAGATCTTGTAATCATTCGAGGCGTGAGCCCCGGGATCACCAGTCAAGGAAATCGCTCCTTCGCGAATGCCTTCAGTTGCAGCATTGTTTGGTGCCCACGCAAGCACTCTGTGTGCGACTTGTCCATCAGCGGGCATGTTGCCGAATAACTGTCCGAGCTTTGCAGCCCCGAAGTCAACGGCCATTTTGGCCCCGCCGGCGAGATCATAGACGATCTTGCGCCAGACGCCTCGCGCACCTTCAACGATTCCAACGTTGGATTCACGGTTTTGCTCCTTTGTGACCGCATCGGTCTTTCGGGGGAGCTTCCCTCCTGTTTGGGCTTCATGCCCTTCGAACAACGGTTCCGGCCTCCTGGCCATACGATAGAACTCGGTGCTCCACTCTGAATAGGACAGAGTGCTTCGCGGCAAACCTAGCGCCTCGAGCTGCTCATTGTACTGATTTCTCAGCATTGTAAAGTAAGCTTGCCCGTGGTGCGCGGCCTCACGCAAGGCGGCTTCAACCAACTGTGGTATCGCGTAGCTGGGTGACTGGCCTTTGTTCTGCCAATACGGGATGGACTCAATTGCCTGTCGGCTCATGGGTGCCATTCCATTAAGGCGGAATCCTCGCTGCAAAAACTTCGCTTCGGCGAG